GGAAATTACAAATCTAAATTAGGTTTAAAAACCTATTACAAATCAAAGGCATAAAATACACCATTTCGTATAATGTAGCGTGATTATGTTATTTGCATCACACTTTGACAAATAACAAGCTATGTTATCAATAACATAGCTTTTTTGTTCTTTGTCAAAGTTGCGACAATCGCAAGATGCACAGTGATGCATTTAACATCAATCTGCATTATGCGAAATCGGCAGACTAGGGGAGTCCACGCTTTCTAATGGTGGACTCTAGTCCGGAATTCCGGAAATTTACCCGTATTATCCTTCTACAACTTTTAAATTACCGCTTGCAGTAAGCTCAACGTTGTTGATGCATTGTTCTAAGATTATATGAACAAGCTCGCTTTCCTTAATTGGCACCAAGTTTTTATTAATCAATTGCTTATTCAACTCAATGCATTTTTTACGAAGCATTTCTTGCTCTTTGTCATTCATTCGAACAGTAATAGCCATTTTTTAAACAATCTGTATTCAACTAACATGTAGCCAATAATACTTGTATACATGTAATTTGTACTTGCTATTCATGTGAACATGTATTAAATTTTCTCGAATGTAATATGTATACATGTTTAAATGGTTGGATAAAATGCTAGATCATCTATGTATAAACGCACCGTTTGAAAGCAGCTTCTTCTCAGTTGATGCTGATGGGCGTTATTTTTTCATAGATGTTGATCCGCATAGTTTAGAAATTCCACTAGCTTCACGTTCAGTGCATAAAGATGATGAAGGCAATATTTCAGCATCATCATTATTTCATCCTTTTGAATCTGTACCTACACACTTTACAGGTATGGCTCTAAAAGTATTTTTCGATTCAACTTATGCACCTTATGTCCAGATCAAAGCAAGCCCTGCAAAGCTATTGCAAGGGCACAATGTTTTTGGGTCTGACAACATAGAGCAGGGTGCTATGGAAATGATCGGCTACTTAACAATGTGCTATCCATTACTAGCTAAGATGCTCGACTGGCAATCTGCATGGATTTCACATATTGATGTTACATATTCAGCACGCTTAAAAGATGAGCATACAGCTAAGCAAGTCCTAAACTTTTTAGGCAACGTTTCAAACGGCCAGACTCGTTTAAGCAATAAAAGATTCGATAGTACAGTTTACTGGGGCGGTCAATCATCACGCCTAGTCAATCACAAATGCTATCTCAAATATGAAGAATTTCTCGCACAGTTCGAGGAACAGAAATTACTGGCAAAAGCCAATAATAAATCTGCCATGCGTGTAGTACAGGTCATGTCAGATATACGCTTGATTAACTGGACAGTTGGTCTAGCTCGCTTCGAATCACGTTTAAAAAAACGTTGGTTAGAACGAAACGGTGTACCTACAAATCTCTTTGAATTAATTAAATTTCAAAGGGCTAATCCCAACCTTTTGCAAACTCTTTGGATTAAAGCCACAAGTAGTATTTTTGATGCCTTGAGGGGTCAAACTATGAAGATTACAGACGATTCCAGTGTTTATCGCGCAATTGAAACATCACCAGTGGTACTCACTAAAACCGGTAAACCATCACATACACGCATCAGAAATCTCTTTGCAGCTTACTGTCTAATCCGTGAAAAAGGCCTTGAAGAAATCAAGGCAAATTACGGCAAGACTCAATTTTACAAGCTTGTACAAGATTTAATGTCTTGTGGTTTCTCCAAAGCATATTTGCAAAACCTTCATGACGAGAAGTCTAAAAACGTCATTCCGTTCGTCAAGCTCGTTGAGATCGACTTCAATCAGCAATTGCCGGATTGGTATGAAGAACCAACCAGTCAATTTAATTATCTAATAGCTTAGGAGCACATAGCATGAGCGCAATTCAACAACCAACATTAACAGTAATCGGCATTCGTAAATCGGTCGGCAATATGGTAGCTGACGGTCGAGCTGTCGAATGGTCAAACACAGTTGTAACCGTGTTACAGCCATTCTCAGACAAAGAAATCGAAGAAGGTGCCGTTGGCATGAAGTCAACAGAATACAAGATCAAAGGCGGTCAATTCTTCCATGACTATCAGCACCAGAAACTTCCTGCTGAAGCACAATTGCTGTTTCAACTTGACGTTTCAAAACGCACACCAGTAGCTCAATTAGTCGCTCTGGACTTCAAAGCAGCAAACACGGTGAAGACGGCATGAAAATCTACTTTGGAAATTACAAATCTAAATTAGGTTTAAAAACCTATTACAAATCAAAGGCATAAAATACACCATTTCGTATAATGTA